TGTATCACGCGAAAAGCGCTCCGTTTCTTCGGCAACGATTTCAGTTTCAGCCGCTACGGCTTCTACTTCTTCAGCGTTAACTTCTTCATTTTCCATCGCATCATTCCTGACATTTTCGGTGATTGTATCAGAATTGTCTATGTCTTGCATAGTGCGTTCTTCGTTTAAGCTATCCATGATGTTTTTGCTCCATGTAAAACCAGCATCACCACCCCATAAAGCCCAAGCAATACGTCCGTTCGATGGATAGCCCTTTTCGCCCTGTCTAAATCCTTCTGCTTGTTTATCCACCTCATGGCGGCTGAAGAATGAAAACATACGCTGAACCGTATCTTCTGACAGGTTCCTATCGTTCACAATATCACGCGCACGCGCAATGCCAATTTCAGTGCCACCTCGACCAAATTCGCTACGCCAATCAAGGCCGCGCTGCGCATCTGCTTTCATGCCGTCTGTGGTCTTATACGGCATTATCACCCTCATCTATTACTGCTGGTACTGGCTGCTTTTCGCCAAACGGTTCATAAGCCATCGTTAAGCCAAACTGCGCGGCCATTTCCTTATCGCGTTGTATTTGCGCAAATGTTTCTTCAGCATCACGCCCATAATTTGCTGCAATATCTGTGTGACTTAATATGCCGTTATGCAATCCAACAACCGCAGCATTGATTTCCTTCAATGGGTCAACCCACTGAAATCCACGTCCACGCCAAGTAATTTCGCGGGTAAACTTCTCATATTTACCAGCACCAAAGATCGGAATAAGCTGAAAATCCATAACGTGTTCTAGCCAAACGCGAAATAACGGATCAAAAAAGTGTTCGATCATAAACCTGTGTAAGGTACGATAGAAATCACGTTCCTCTAATGCGCCTTGGCGAACAGATGAATATGATGTGCCTTCAAGATCGTTAGCAAGGGCAGTGTAACTTACACCAAGCCCCCCAGCCACGCCACGCAGGATAGCTTTCTCGAAATCAGCGAACGCAGATGTTGGGTGCGTTGGATCAAACGCCTTGAAGTCAACCCCAGCAGGAAGCTGATGGAAAGTGCCAGCTTCAGCATCGTAAATCGGCGTAAACGTATCTTCATATCCATCGGCGGTAAATCCATCTCCAGCGGGTGAAGTAAAGAAGCCCATCTTTGCTGCACCAACACGCGCAGCCACAAGTTCAGCCTCACGATAGCCGTGCAACATCTTCAACGATGCAATTGCTGATGCTGACCAAGGAACGCCACGGGTCTGATCTGCACGCTCTGGACGGTAGATGTGCATCATCTGATCAGCAGGAATACGAACCTTTTTCTTACCAGATGATAGCGTAATATAATCATAATCGCCGGGATGATCTGTAGCAACATAGTATGCCACTGGACGGCGCGTTTGCGCATCAATCTCAACACCCATCCTAACTTTGTTATTAGAATTTGGTGCCATTTCGTTCATATCTTCGTCAATGCGATCAGGCTCTATGATCATCAACGCAATGCCGTGACGCAAAAATGGACGCTTCACAATCTGTAAAAACACTTCGCCATCACGCGCAACGCCAGATATAATATGATTGCTTAGATCAATCATACTCATGCCACCATCAACTGTAGCTCCACCCATGCGACAGAACTCAGCCCAAGCGCCTTCAATAATGTTATTTCCGCCCATATCAATTGAGCCATCAGGGTTGCGTGCTTTTAGCTGCAAACGGAAGCCATTCTCGCCGACAACATTGGTGCGTAGCAATTGAAGGTATCGCTTGAAGTATTCATTGTTTCGCTCAAGGTCGCGCGAACGGTTGCGAAGATCACGCAATGCCCAACGAATTTCGCTATCAGCGCTACGGTTACTGGCGTTGAAGTCTGCGAAAAGTCGGCTTTTAGATGCAGCAGCGTAATTACGGCGCGCAACTGGCTTCTTGTCGCGCTTGAAGAAATCAAGAAGCCCCATTAGCTAAACCTCACTTTAACGGTTGTTCCACTTGACTTGCCGCGCTTTATTCTATCAGAGCGTTTTTCCGCAAGCACCTTGGATTGATAATAGTTTTTGGCTTCCATAAGTTCAGCAAAGGTAAGTTTAGTCAAGGATCGCCCAGCAATGGAGTAGCTTGAAACATCGCTGTCAGCCTTTCCCTCAAGCAGACTTTCAATCTTGTCCAGCATTATCTCAGAATGTGTGCGCGGATCAGCTCCATTCGCATCAAGATCAGGAATTGCTGTAAAGTGACCGTTATCAACAACAATGCGATTACCGCTTGATGTCTGGATCACCTCAAGTTGCCAATGATAATAACCAGCAACAAAATCTTCTGATGTAGCGCTATCAACTGTGAACAGATAATAATTTGCGCTTTCAGTTGCCGTTATCAATATTTCGGTGTTTCCACCTTGCGTTATGCGTGCAACATATTGCGCAGAATAACTTGCTGGAGGATAATCTGTTACAAGATCACTGCGCTTCCATTGAATAAAGTCACCAACAACTACTTCCAGCGGTTCGCCTTCAGGAGCATTATCAACGTCAAAGAGATTGGCCATTATTTATACCCGTGGACAAATCCGCTGCGGCGCGGCAAAGATGGACGGCGCGCTGGTTGCGCCTTTTCAGGCGATTGTACCCTACTTTGGGCCTGTCGGTAAAGCCCTTCTATGTTTAGATTTAATATGGCTAAAGCAGCAGTCGCATAAACACGGCAATCGAGCGCCTCATTTCGCGTTCTGATCTTGGCCCATTCCATCCTTGGCCTTCCCTTGAAGTATTTAGTTACTTTCTTTTCGGCAGTTAGCATACGAAAATACTCCTCATCCCTGTTATCTGGGAAGTGACAGTATCCATCGCCCTGTTCAGTTATCTTCAACCTAGAATATATTATTTCCTTTGCAGTATCAACTCCAACAGGGAATAGATTGATTTTACCAATATTGTTCTTTGTAGGGCGTCCAACAACAGGCTTGCCCTCACCGCCAATACCCTTGATAGCAAAGATGCGATTTCCAGCACGCAATCGAGCATAGTTGTAAACTTGTTGCGTATAATGGCCCCCACTATCTACGCAAGCTGATCTGACAACCATATCTCCAGAAAGTGGGTGCGAATAGTTTCGCTTGAGTAGTAAATCCAAACGGTTCCAAAGTTCTGCAGTAGATGGGTCGCCATATAAAGTTTCATAGGCGATTGACCAACTTTCTTCGCCACGGCCCCAGCCAACTACCTCAATTTCAAGTCGGTTGTCCTGAACATCAACTCCAGCGGTAAGCAACAATATGTCTTCTGGAAGCTCGTCTCCCCAACTTTCACCGCGATCCATTAAATCAGCTTCGTCAACTCGATCACCCTGCTCCTCCCAAGTTTCACCAAGAAACGTGTTTACCCAAGTTTTAAGCCGCATCGGATCGCGCTTTGAGTTAAGGAAGTCCTCAACAGCCTCATAAAGTGGCGTCCAAGGCGAATATAAGCCATTTATGTGGAACCCGGCAATCTTGCCCTTCGCTGTTGCCGTTGCTCGCCATTCACCACGGCGGATTGCGCGAAACCTTGCTGTGTCGTCCCAGCAAGTTCCACAATGCTCGCAAGTATATTGCGAAGTGTATGGGTTTTTGTCAGTCCAAGTGACATTTGCCCACTTTAATGTTTCATACTCACCGCAATCAGGGCATGGTACAAAAAACCTACGCTGATCACTTTCATCGTAAGCCTGTTCAATCCTAGACGCACCTTTTTCAGTTGGCGTACTCACCAAAATGATCTTACGGTTCCAAAACGTGCTTGAACGCTTCTTTGCAAGCGACACTGGATCGCCCTCAGTGCCAGCAGAAATTGGATACCTATCAACCTCATCGCACAAGATAATTCGGCATGGGCGAGAGGCCAGTGATGCAGGCGAGTTTGCGCCACAAGCAGTAACGTGTCCGCCCGTGAATGTCTTATGAAGCGTCGTGTTGCCGCTATCACGGCTTCTTGGGTCTTTAATCTTATCCATTAACGCTGGAGTGTCGCGGATAGCTGGCGCAAGCCTATCCTTAGACCATGTTTGCGCCATCTCAAGAGTGGGCTGCACCACAAGCATTGGCGCTGGATCTTGGTGGATGTGATAACCAACAACATTGTTGATAAGTTCAGTCTTGCCTATCTGTGCGCACGTCATAAGGACGACAGTTTCTATTTGTGGGTCGCTAACAGCGTCCATCATCCCGCGCTGGTATTCAGCACGGCTAGTAGACCATCGCCCAGCTTCAGCAGAACTCTCTGATGATAAAATTCGATAAGTGTCGGCCCATTCGCTTACAGTCAACTTTGGTGGCGGTTTAAGCGCGCGCCTAATAGCATCCTGCAACCGATCTTCAAGCCTAGTCGCTTGGGCTTGTCGGATAGACTTCGGCCAATTCATTCAATGCCTCAATGACTGCATTTTCAATAATGCTCTGCGCTTCTTTTGCATCAACAGCCGCAACAACTTCGGCAGCGGTCTTGATCGGTACAGCAAGTAACTTCATTCTAACCTTATTTAGGCTTTGCTCAAAACGTTTTGCGACATCTTCTATATAAACAAGTTCGCCACGTTCTACGGCGTTCTCCATTTCCTTAGCGTCGGCTTGCTCTTTCGCCAAACGT